ATGGACTACAGGTTAGTAGGTAATATCCATGATGAGATACAGGCAGAGGTTAAGGAAGGTCAGGAAGATAAGTTTGGTAGACTGGCAGTATCCTGTATCAGGGCAGCGGGTACTTACTACAAACTAAACTGTCCTATGGACGGTGAATACAAGGTAGGGAAATCATGGGAACAGACACACTAAAGCTAAATTTTCTAATAGATGCAGACTCAGCACTGTACAAAGCAGGATGCGCTGGTGAGCGTAGGTGGTATGAGGTAGTTGACGTTATGAGTTGTGAGGTACTACATGAATGCCAGTATAAGAAGGATGCACTAAACTGGATTGGGGATGAGCCAGATCTAGATTGCTTCCCGATGAAGGAAGCAGGCCCACTAAAGGAAGCCATATACAACCTTAAGCTATACATCAACAACATCATCAACAATGAACACTGCGATACTTATCAAGTATTTGTAGGTGGCAGTGGTAACTACAGGAGAGAGATAGACCCTGAGTACAAAGTGTCAAGGAATCCTTTGGATAAACCGTTCCATATCGAGGCACTGAAGGACTGCTTAGTTAAAGAGTACGGTGCAGTTAGAATTGATAGACTGGAGGTAGACGATGTAGTCAGCATACTCAGTCAAAGGGACTTACAGAGCAACTGTATCGTATCCATAGACAAGGATCTACTGAACACACAGGGTTGGCACTTCAATCCAGATACACTGAAGCTGGAGTACATCACTGAAGAACAAGCTAATCTAAACTTCTACAGGCAGTTGTTGACAGGAGACAGTACAGACGGTATAATAGGTATCAAGGGGTACGGTAAAGCAGCAGCACTACGGATACTGCCTAAGGAGTTACCCCCACAGGAGCTATGCGCTGTAGTGTGGGGTGAGTATCAGAAGAATGAACACACTATGGAATACTTTGTTCAACAAGGGCAGTTACTGTGGATGTTACGGGAAGAGAATGTTATGTGGTATCCTCCAATGGATGATAATAATTACTTCTTTACTCCAGTGTTGCTGCCCCCAGTACCAGATACACCAAAACAGAAAGCAACTAAACGTAGAGTAGCGGAAGTGGAGGATGAAGATGGCTTCTAAAAACAAGCCAAAGAAGAGTCACACGGGTAGGTACAGATCAGGCTTAGAAAAGAAGTTTGCTGAAGCACTACCAAAGAAGATGATGGAGTACGAACCTTTTGACGTTGACTACACTACACACAGGAAATATAAACCTGACTTCGTGTACAAGGATAGGATACTGATAGAGGTTAAGGGGTTCTTCAGGGAAGGGGATACACAGAAGTACAAGGCCATTAGGGACTGTATTGAGTGGCGAGTAGAGGGCATGAGATTGGTATTCTTGTTGTCTGATCCCAATAAGAAGGTCAGGAAGGGTGGTAAGATTACAATGGGCCAGTGGTGCGATAAAGAAGGATTCGCTCACTTTACATTAGACACAACGGATGAACTGGTGGAATATGTCATTAACCTTTACGGAACTTAAAGAGAGGATATTGCAGGAATACGATGTTGACCTTATCTGTGAAGTGTTGGAGATCACAGCGGAGGAACTACTGATAGCATTTGAAGATAAAGTCCTTGACAACATTGAAATATTTGAGGAGCTAGATACATGAGTTTAGACGATGCAACACCAGCAGAGTGGAACCTATCACACAAAGCTATGTACAACGGTAAGCCACTTAATAAGACACCACAGCAGACTAACTTAGCTTTAGATGTACAGGTAGGTGGTCAGCACTACAAGGATATGGTTATCCAACCAGCAGAGTTTGTAATTAAGAATAACATTGGCTTCTGTGAAGGTAACGTGATAAAATATATCTGTAGGTACAAGCTGAAGGGCGGTAAGGAAGATCTTCTGAAAGCTAAACACTACATTGACCTATTACTGGAGAACACATAGATGGAGATTATTCAAGGCAGCTTTGGAAAGAAGAAGAATGAAGAAGAAGAGATGACGGTAGCTGATGTGTTTGCTAAGATCACTGAGGAGCCTTCCTTTGCTGAGATGGAACATGCCTTCTGTATTGCCTTTGTAGGTGAACTGGGTGTCTTCTCCACCAACCTTAGTACCCCAGAGTTGTACATGCTGCTGGATCAAATTAAAATGTTATTGATAGGGGAGACATATGAACTTCAATGAGTATCAGGCAGTAGCTGAGTCATTTGCTGACTTTGAACACAGCTTCTACCCACATGCTAGTCTAATGATTGAAGCTGCTGAGTTAGCTGATCTATTCGCTAAACCAATCCTACGGGGAGACAACAAGCAGGTCAACAGGGAAGACATCGTATCTGAAGCAGGGGATGTTTTGTGGAACCTAGCGGTACTACTTAAGAGGAGCAACATCACACTGGAGGAGGTTGCTGAGTACAATATTGAGAAACTAACTGGGCGCACTAAGCGCGGCACTATTAGAGGGGAGGGGAACTACCGATGAGTATGATGATTCCAGTTTCTTATTATGGGTTTGACGTTAGAGATTTGGCTATACTACGCGCAAGCATGAAGAAGCACAACGTCACTTTAGAAGATATTTCTAGAATTTTGGAGACACTATATGGAAAGCAATAAGAAACACTACGGGCCAACACTACGCATTAGTCAAGAGAAACACGCAGAGAAGTACCGATTGGAAGGCGAGTCCTTCTATGAGGCACAGACACGGTTTGCAGGGACACTACGGGACAGCCATGAACACTTCATTGAGCTACGTGATATCCTCCTGAATCAACGGTTCATGGGCGGTGGTCGTACACAGGCTGCTATAGGCGCTCCTAGGACACTCACAGCCTTTAACTGCTTTGTTAGTGGTGTAGTAGAGGACTCTATGTCCAGCATCATGCAGACAGCTACAGAGGCTGCTGAGACCATGCGCTTAGGTGGTGGTATCGGTTATGACTTCAGCAAGCTGCGCCCCCGTGGGGACAACATAGTGAGCTTAGGATCACGCAGTAGTGGCCCAGTGAGCTTTATGAACATATATGATGCAGTGTGTAAGACTATTGCATCAGCAGGACACCGTAGAGGTGCCCAGATGGGTGTCTTAAGGGTAGATCACCCAGACATTGAAGAGTTTATTCGTGCTAAACAGAATAGCACTAATCTTACTGCCTTCAACATCTCTATCGGTGTTACTGATGAATTCATGGAAGCAGTACGTAATGAAGCTACATTCAACTTAGTGTTTGAAGGTCGTATCTATAAGACAGTCAATGCTAAGAACCTGTGGGAAGAGATTATGCGTTCCACATGGGAGTGGGCAGAGCCGGGGGTATTGTTCATTGATCGTATTAATGAGATGAATAACCTGCACTACTGTGAAGACATTGCCGCTACTAACCCCTGTGGAGAGCAACCACTACCACCCTACGGTGCTTGCTTGTTGGGTAGTTACAACCTTGTCAAGTACATTGTAGGTGGTGCTGGTTCTGCTACATTTGACTTTGAACAGTTCAAGAAAGACATCCCAGTAGTCACCAGAGCTATGGACAACATACATGACAAGACTGTATTCCCACTGCCACAGCAGGCTAAGGAATCTGCAGACAAGCGTAGGATGGGTCTGGGGTTGACTGGTGTAGCTAATGCAGGGGAGATCTTAGGTTACTCTTACGGTAGTCCGGAGTTCCTGCAGTGGCTTACTGAGGTGTTCACTATCTTCAGGGATGTGACTTACGGCACCAGTGTTGATCTGGCTATCGAGAAGGGTGCTTTCCCGCTGTTTAACGAGAAGGAGTACCTACGGGGTGGGTTCATTAAAACACTCCCTAAGAGCCTTAGAGAGCGTATCAAGAAGCATGGTATCAGAAACAGCCACTTGTTGTCTATTGCCCCTACAGGCACTATCAGTCTTACTGCAGATAATGTGAGTAGCGGTATTGAACCAGTCTTCAGCCATGAGTACGACCGTACCATCCAGACCTTTGATGGCCCTGTGGTAGAGACTGTAAGTGACTATGCCTACCGTGAGTACGGTGTGAAGGGTAAGGGTGCTATGGAGTGTACTGCAGATGAACACTTAGCTGTACTGGCTTTGTCAAGTAAATTCGTTGACTCAGCAGTATCTAAGACCATCAATGTAGACCCCCATACCCCGTGGGAAGACTTTAAGAGTATCTACACTAAGGCATGGGAGTTGGGCTGCAAAGGAGTCACCACCTTCAATCCATCCGGTAAACGCTTTGGTATACTGGTGGAGAAGGCAGTGCAGGATGAACCACAAGCATGTTATATTGATGTGTCTACAGGAGTCCGAACTTGTGACAACTAATTGTATTCTTTGTGATAAGCCAGCTAAGTCTAGATGCTTAGGAGAAAGGGGAGGATTTAAATACAAGGGCGCTTTGTGTACTGCGCATTATGAAAGAGGAGTGCGTTGGGGAGATCCAAACTATTATCCTCCGCACAGATCGGATAAGGGTAAGTACTCATTAGCAAGAGTAGGCAAAACTTATTATACTGGCGGTGGGTATAGAGCAATTTTTGACCCTGAGCATCCTATGGCAGATAAACAAGGATTAATTAAAGAGCACAGATATGTTATGTCTAACCATCTTGGTAGGCCACTAAGGAATATAGAGAATGTGCATC